TCTCTCGGCCGAGCAGCTCGCCGCATGGAATCCGATACCGTGTGGGCAGTCGTCACCGCCAACGCGAACATGGGCGACGGAAACGCGCTCTTTAGCACCACCCACGGGAACCTGATCGGCACCGGCGCCGGAACGCTGATCAGCGTGGCCGCTCTCGGTACCGCGCGGCAGAAAATGCGCGTGCAGACCGGCCTCAACGGCGTCGGGTACCTCAACCTGACCCCGAAATACCTGGTCGTGCCCACCGCGCTCGAAACGGTCGCGCAACAGTTCACGGTGCAAACCAACATCATCGTGACCCAGCAGTCCAACATCAACCCGGTCGGGCCCACGCTGGTCGTTGTGCCGGAGCCCCGTCTGGATGCCAACAGTACCGCCAACTGGTACCTGTTCTCGGATCCGGGGATGATCGACACCATCGAGTACTCCTACCTGGAAGGCCAGGAAGGCGTTTACCTCGAAACCCGCATGGGCTTCGACGTGGACGGCATGGAGCTCAAAGCACGCGAAGACTTCGCGGCCAAAGCTCTCGACTGGCGCGGCATGGTGAAAAACACCTAAGCAGCGGCGGGCGCGCTTCCTCAACCGGACGCGCCCACTTCCCGCAGACTTCGAAATTTCAGGAGAAAAGAAAATGCAGAATTTCATTCAAAAAGGCGGCACAGTCGTCGGGACCGCCCCTTATGCAGTCAGCAGCGGCGGAGGTGCTCTCATTGGCCGGCGCTTCGGCGTCGCGACCGATACCTACGCGCTGTCCGCAGTCGGGGAGTTCCTTACCGAGGGTGTTATCGACATCGCCAAAGACACCAGCACCTTCGCCGACGGCGCGAATGTCTATTGGGACAACACCAACAAGGTGGCCACCTCGCTCACGGGCTCCGCGTATGTCGAGATCGGCACGGCCGCGTTGGTGCTCATCGATGGCACGGTTGCCCTCGGCGGGGCGTCTGGCGACGCGACAGTCCGAGTACTTCTCACGCCCAGTTCGCATCCGCTGATCATGTCCGTGGATCTCGATCCAACGGTCCAGCAGGCTAAGACCGTCACCCTGACCGCTGCGAACATCATCGCGATGAACGGCGCTCCGGTCAGCATTCTGCCGGCTCCCGCCGCGGGCCAGCTGATCATCGTCGACGCAATTCTCGTCGAGCTCAAACCCACCTCAACCGCGTTCACCGGCGGCGGCGCCGTGACTTTTGTTTATCACGGGACGGCAGTGACTCCGCACACCGGCACTGTGACTGCAGCTCAGGTCATAGCGACCACGCAGAAAGAAATCTATCTCGGCCCGAATACCAGCGCCGCGATCGATCTCACCACCGCCGTCGCTCTCGGTCTCGATATCACCAACGCCACCGCGGCTTTTGCCGCCGGTACCGGCGTCGCTTTTGTCACCGTTTGGTATTCGATCGTCACCCTCGGCTAAGCCATGTCCCCCTTCGATGCTCTGGCCGGGAGCGTAATATCGACCGTCCAGAGCGTCTATGGATCGGCAATGGCTTTTGTTTATTCCCGCCCGGCGGGTCCCGTTCTCAATGCGGTTGCGGCGTTCGCCATCACCGGGGCGCTCAACTCGGGGGGCGGTTACTCAAGCCCAACGGGTCCGTTCGCGAGTTGTCTGATGGTGCGCGCTTCCGATATTCCTCTGGGCCCGCAAAAAGGCGACCTCGTCGCCATCGCCGCGGCACCGGCCCCCATGAAGTCGGGCAGCTACCGGGTGCAGGAAATCTTCATGGATCCAGCCGCGGGCTGGGCCAACCTCGATCTTCGGTTCGTTCAATGATCTCTTTCGACATCAAATCCCCGGATCGCATCGGAGGCCTCGGCGTCGGCTCCGCCTCGCTCTTTCAGAAGGTCCAGATGCAAAGTCTGGGCGAGTTCGCGCTGAAGACCGTTATCGAGCGGACGAAAAAAGGCATCGGGAGCGAAGACGCGCCTATGCCTCCCCTGAAGCTCGGCAAGGTTCTGCGGTTCGATCGCCGCGAAAACGGCCGCGCCAAACTCAAGAACATCGGCTACGCCGGCTGGAAAGCGGCTCACGGCCTGCAGCCGATCCGCGATCTGGTGGGCGCCGGCGTCGGCGGCCACATGCTGGATAACCCCAGCGTTCGTCTGGCAACCGAAACCACCGTAAGAATGGCCTTCACTTCGCGTCTGGCGCGCCAGAAGGCGCTCACCAACGAGAAGCGCTCACCGTTCTTTTCGTTCAGCAACGCCGACCAGCAAAAGATCTTCGAGTATGCCGAAAAGATATTCAAAACTCAGGTTGCTTCGATCAGGCAAATAACCCGGAGGGCCGCTAAGTGGCTCTCCTTTACCGGAAGATCGTCCGGGATGCGATCGTCGCAGTTCTCTCGGCCGCGGGGACCGGTTTCAACGATCGCCTGACCGCTTCGGCCGAGACCTACGGCATTACGCCGTTCCCGCTCGATTTCTCATCCGCGTCCGTCAACTTCGCCGTCTCGCATATCGAACCCGCCGATATCGAGGTCTGCCAGTTGCAGGCGTTCCCCGCCGCGTGCCTGTACACAACGGATGCGATCGACGAAGGGGACCCACACTCTTTGAGTTTCGCCGGCAAGCTCTTTGCCAACGTGGACTTCTATGTCAGGGACCGCGAAGGCGTGGAAGCCTCCACGGAAGATTTCTTCGATGCGATCGAGGACGCCGCGCTCTCGGCACTGAATAACCCGGCAAACCCGTGGCCAGCGGGTGTTCTCTTCCAGCGCAAATCCGAGATGCAGCGGGAATACCTGATTCCGCTGGGCGACGGATACGCAACCCGCATCCCGATCAGGACATTGTTCGAAATCTACGTCAATTGAGATCAAAAGGAAACTAAATGGCGAAATACATCTATGTGGGCTCCCAGGCGGAGCTGGTGGGAACGCCCTATGTGTTCTCCGCATTCGGACAGCCGGCCGAACTCGACGACTCCGAAATCACGATGCTGGTCAAGGCCGGGATCCACCTGATTCCGGAAGCCGATTTCATCGCCGTCCAATCCGAAGAAAATCCGGTAAGCGCTTGCTGGAAAGCCTTCGACAAGTTCAACGAAGTTCTGACAACAAAAGAGGAAACGATTCACAATGGCTAACTTTTCAAGCTCCCCGCTTCGGCGCGCGTTCATCATGCCGCAAACCTCGCTGCGGGCGCTGCCCAACGCGAGTGGCACCCCCACTTTGACCACGGCCGTGCTGATGCCCGACACCAAAGTCACGCTGACCCCTTTCAACGAGCTGATCGAGGCCGACTATAAAACCGGCACAGGATCGATGCTCGCCGGCATTCAGGGGCGCAAGGGACCCGGCTCGTGGAGCGCCGAAGCTCCCGTTCGCCCCAGTGGCGTGGCGGGCACGGCGCCCCAGATGGATGCCCTCCTTGCGGGCCTCTTCGGAGCGACGGCCACCATTGTCGCCTCGACCAGCGCGACGTACAACCTGGTCGATACCTTCTCGCCCTTCGCCATCTTTCTGTTCAATCTGCTCGCCACCACCAACAGCCAGCAATGGGCATTCGGGTGCGTTCCGTCCAGCGCCACCATCAACATCGGAGGCGCCGGCTACCTGAAGATCACAGCGAACGGTAAATGCGTATACGTGATGTTCTCGGACAATTTCGCGAACGAAGACGTCACCGCGAAGGCCGGCTATACAGCCGTTCCCACGGTGCCAGCCTCTCCCACCCTGACCGGCAATATCGTTACGCCCTTCACGGGAACGACCAGTTTCGGCGGCTCGGCGATGGTGGAGTTCCGCAGTGCAAGCGTCTCGATCATGTGCGCGAAGGATCTCCGCGCCGATGGGTTCACCGATCCTTACCCCGATGCCATCGTGCAGGGACGTCGCAAGGTCTCTCTGACTTCGCTGAAATGCGCCGATTCTGACGGCGCGGTCCTGACAACGGTAAAGAATGCCGCCTTCAACAAGACAACCATGAACGTGACGATTGTCCAGGGCGCGACTGCCGGCTCCATCACTACGCACACATTCAAAAATGTCCAGTTCGGCAACGCGGTCATAAATGAAAGCGGCAGCGCTTTCGATGTCGACTTCGGCGATTCGCCGGCACACGCCTCCGCGCTGGCCAACACGGATGAGTACGTCCTCGCCTTCACATAAACTCTCAATGATCTCTCTCAAATCCAAAAACACCATCGCATCGAAGGCCATCCCTGGCGTCTCCTTTACCGTCCGGACGCTCAACAAGATCCAGCGGGCGCGGCGGGATCTGCCGGTGATGGCGACGCGCCAGCACCTCGCAGGACTCATCCGGGAATACAGTCCGCTGCAGGACACTCCGGATCGCACGCCGGCGCAATCGGCAAGGCTCGATCTGATCGAAACCGAATACTCCTGGCTGCAGGATCAGGAGATCTACCCTTCCGTGATCCGGGCCGGTCTTGTCTCCGTGGACGGGCTCGAAATCGACGGCCAGCCCGCAACCGCCGATTCACTGATCGAATCGACTGGCGCCGACTACGATCTGCTGATCGAAGAGATTTATCAGGCCTGCGCGAGCGCGGCCGGGCTGACAGCCACAGAAACAAAAAACTCGCAATCGGCTACCACTTCTACCGCACCGGTGGAGGCCGATCCGACAGTTTCCAGTGCCATGTCTGCCGCGGACTAAAGCTGCACCAGACCGAGCCGCGCAACTGCCGGTTCTTCCCCGACGAGCGGGATCCGAACCGCAAGAACACCGTCTGGATCGCCGGCTACCAGCGTTCGAAGGACGATCTGGTGCACATCGAGAGCACGGCCACGTCCGAATGCCCCACGTCGATCGCGACGCCGGAAATCGAATGGCTGCTGCAGCAGTTTCACTCCAGCCGCATCGCGGCAAAGAGCGGGGGCGCGATGTATGGCCAGGATGCAAATCTCTGGCCCGCATGGTGGGCCGACGCGCTGGAAACTTTGACCTTCGCGCGCGCGCACGCTGACAGTATCCAGGGCATCGTCGAATAATCCAACCCCATGGCCAATGAACGCTTATCACTTGAAATCGCGGCAAAAGCCATCGGCCAGGAGTCCATCGACCGGCTCTCGGAGTCGCTGAACCGGTTTTCAGTCGCGGCCGAATCCTCCGGAGACCGGGCCGGACGCAGTTTCAGCGGCGCCGGGCAAGCCATCGGTCAGCATTTCGTACCGCCGGTAGCCGCGGCCAGCGCGGCGATCAGGGAGTTCGAAGGCAATCTGCCTATACGGGCAGTCGAGCGCTTTCTGACCACCACGCTCGGCATGGGCGATGCCTTACAGAAGATCTTCCCGATCGTAGGAGCGATCGCCTTCGCCGGCGCGCTTGTAGAGGCCGGAAACAAAGTCTATGAGCTTGAACAGAAATGGGATCCGATAGTCCGAGCTGAAAAGGCCGCGAAAGACGCGGTTGAGGAGTACGGCAAGTCTGTCGATTCCGTCAAAGCCAAAGTTCGCGAGCTCGCCGATGCGGAGTACACCCGGGCGTTCGGGAAGAAAGCGGGACTGGCTCACCAGGCGGACGAAATAGGCCGAGACGCAGAGTCTCTTCGACGCCAGGCGGGATTTCAGCACGCTCTGGTGGTCTCCGCTCAAACAGAACTGGATACGGTAAAGGCCCGGTTCAAAAAGAGCCCGTTCATGTCGCCGGACGTCTTGAAAGTCCCACAGGCGCAGCTCAACGAAGCGCAGGCGAAAGAATCGAAACTTCAGAATGATGCCCAGATTCTGGAGAGCATGGCGGCCGCCAAACGTGCGGAAGGTCTGGATGCGCAGACCGAAGAAAACGACCAGAAGGCGGACGAAGCGAAGCGGGCTGCGGAAGAGGCTCGGCGGAAGCAAGACGAAGAAGACAAGCGCGCGCGAAGCATTGTAGACAGCGAGCGCGAGAAGAGCATCGTCGATCCGGTAGAGCGCGCCAAATTTGCGGCGAACGCGAGGGCTATGACCTTCCCCGGGGGGGCCAATCGCGATGCCGTTCTACGTGCCGGACAGGCAGACGTCGGGCGGGCGGACGACGAGCGCCGCGACAGGCATTCCAAAGACCAGGACGAGAAAGAAACGAAGTCTCGCAGGGCACAGGAAGATCTGTTCCTCCGGCAAAACCGCGAAAAGACGCGCTCCCTCGAAGATGCGATTCAGGAAGACAAGAAAACCGCATCCTTCGAGAACGACCTCACGAAGCAGTCCGCCTCATCCGCCATCCATCAGGCCACTGATCGCGGCGCGTCGGCCGACAAGCGGATCGAGCGCGATTCCTCGCTGAGCTCCGCCCAGAAGATCCTGGCTCTGAACCAGCAGGACCTCGCGACGGCGGCCGAGAAATATCAGATCGAACGACAGGCCACGGCCGATCTTATCGACCTGACCGAAAAGGGGACGGAGCGCGCCAAAGCACAGCATGAGGCGGACCTCAAAAACGCGGACGAGCTCCAGAAGATCAAAGAGAAGAATCTCGATCGACTCGCTGAACTCGAAGACGCGCGCATCGACCAGTTTCGCTCGGTGATCGGCGGACTCTTCGAAGCCGTTGCAAACCGGCAGCCGAGCGCGATTCCAAACTTCGTAAAATCCCAGGTCCTCGGCCAGGCGCAAAAGCTGACCGAGAACGCCGCGGCGACATATCTCTGGCCGACAGTCAGCACGATCGGTAAATCTGCCGGCCTTTCCGGCCCTTTGACTGCGGGAACGTGGCTCGGCGGAGGCGGCGGAAAGAACGATCCGCTGCAGAAGTCCGCTTCGGTATACGACACCGCAACGGATAAATTCGCCGCGGCAGTATCGAACTTCGCAGCTCGCGCTGCAGGCGGATCCGGCAACGGATCGCCCGGCTTCAGCGATGGTGCCGACGGGATACCCGCGCTTCCCGGTGGTAGTTCGATTCCCGGCGGCTTCGGCAACGCAGCGGCAATGATGCCGAGCATCGCATCGTCTCTTTCAACGCCGACCGGCCTGGCTAAATTGTTCGGCGGGGCCTTCGGTTCGGGCGCGGCCTCGGTAATGTCCGGGTACGGGCTCAGCGTTGCTTTGGACCCCGGTTTTAACACTGCAACGCGGGTCGGTGCGGGAGTGGGGCTTGCCGGTGCGGCGGCTGCAGGCGGTTACGGCATTTACTCCGGACTGAAGCAAGGCGGTGTCGGAGGCGATCTGAAGGCTGCGGGGAGTGCGATCGGCCTGGGAACGACTGCCGCAATCAATATCGCGACGGCTCTGGGAGACACTCTCGGTTCCGTCGTACCCATCGTAGGTCCACTGCTCGCGATGGCTCTGCCTCTGATCGGCGGTCTTTTCAACGGACCGCAAAAGCGCGCGAACGCCATCGGCCAGGAGCTTTCGTCCGCTCAGTACATGGCTCCCACTGCGATCAACATGACACAGTCGTCGAGCGGCACCTTTACCGACTTCGATGCGAAGGGCAACATCCGGACCTCGAATTTCAGCCCATATCCGCAGACAACCAATCCTTCCCTCTGGCAACAAACGCACGGCCTCTTCGGCCCTCCGCCCACCTGGTACGACGTCCCCGGCGGTCAGACGTCGCAGTTCGGCGCGCCAGTGGCTCCGGTGGTTCAGCACATCTATCAGGCCGGCTCGATTCAAACCATGGATGCGGGCTCATTCCATGATTTCGCGCAGAAAAACAGTTTTGCGATCGGCGAAGCCGCGGGGAAAAACCTTCAGGCCGTTCACGGTACGCTTGCTACCGAAGTCGATCGCCGAATCAGCCGGTAGACCAGCTCAACCATCCCATGGCTTCTCTTCCAATCGTTCGCGGTGTATCCGCGGCCCTTTACCCGTTCACCATGACCCTCTCGTTCCTGACCGAGATGAGCTCATGGCAGAACGGCGCGCAGCAGCGGCAAATCCGGTCCGCGGGACTCGCGAAGTTCGACATCCCTTATTCGGCAATGTCGCAGGCGCAAAAGAACACGGTGAAGTCGGCGATGGCCTCGGCGAAAGGCCGTTTTTCGACGAACCTCCAGCTCACGCTCGGCGCAGTATCGTATACGAATCTCAGCCTCGATGCCGACGAGTGGTCCGCCAGGGAATCCGAGACCATGCAGTACGACGGCCCGATGAAGCTCTCGCAGACGATTCCTCAGGGCTTTTCCCCGGGCACACCGGGCCAAGCCTTTCCGACTCTGGCGAACGGCGCTATCGGCATCCTGCCCTATACCCAGAAACAGCGTTTCCAGTCCGTCTATCAAAAGATGGATTCCGGGCCCGCTTATGCCTACGCGGAGTTCGGCGGCGGGCTCACGGGTTATCCCTCAGGTCCTCTGATGGCCTGGAGCCTCGAAGAGAAGAGCATCAGCGATGCGGACCTCGCCACGCGGATCGCTCACTTCATCGCCAATTACGGCCGGGCCTATTCATTTTCATTCACTGACGAGGACGGCACGGTCTACAGCAACACCCATTACGCCTCGGACGATCTCGTGATCAATTACCGCGGCCCGAACGCATCCGACGTCACCATCATGCTTGAGGCCACCCATTGAGCCTCACCACGATCGAGGCCGCGAAAGAGACAGGCCTTGTCCAGGCCAATGTCCTCGCTGCGCCGCTCATTCTTGTGCAGATCGTTGCCGTAGACGGCGACATAGTGAACTTCGCCAGCACGCCGGCGACAGGCTCTAACACGCTCGTCTACAACGGCAACACCTATCAGTGCCGGCTGATCGACAGCGCAATCGAGGCAATCCTCGCGCAGTCGGCTCAGGGCTATGACATTCCGGGTTCCGTCAACCTGAAGATCGACGATTCCGACTTCACCATCTGGTCGAACCACGCAAACGCGCACCAGTGGCGCGGCGGAACGATCACGATCACTTTCATCCTGTGGGATCTGCCTTCGAACTCCTTCACCACGAACTCCTACATCTGGACCTTCATCTGCGGTAAGCCCAACATCGACTCCGCCGGCGTCCTCACGGTGGAAGGGCAGGCCCGTCAAAGCATGACGCGGCTCAACGTCCCGAACTTCGCGCGTCAAAATCGCTGCGGGAACACTTTCCCATCCACTGCCGCGCAACGCCTCGACGGCCTCACCAACCCCACCTCGCCCTCCTACGGTTGCGGATACTCGCCGGATCTGATCTCGATTGGCGGCATCGGCAACACCACCACAGCGAACCTTACGTCTCCCGACGGCTCTCCGC